GGTACGCACGCCTGCTGGGTGGTCAAGTCATTCGTCAAGAATAAGCAGATTGTGGACTTCCCTGGCCAGTGGCAGGCGCTATGCGAGGCGGTAGGCTTCACGACCCTGCATTATCATCGGGCCTGGCTGGTAGAAGACCGGGGCACACAGATTGACTTTATGGGCAATCCAATCACCCGGACGGTGGAGCGTAAATCATTCTTCCGCCGGCTGGCCGAGAAAAACGGAAGCCCGCACATCGACTACGAAGTAGTTTTGTGTATGGTCAAGCCCCTGTTCGCGGAGGCGGGCTGAGATGTTGCACATATCCGCTGACTGTGGTAAAATATATTCGTCTGGCCAAGACATCGAGCAGGGTGCGTTTTTAAATAACGCAGTCAGTGCGACCGAATCTACCAATTGCATAACGTTATGGGACTTGCGCCCGATATGTGTCACCTGCTTGCCTTGGCCGGACAGCACGACACACATGTCGGGCGCAAGTCGTTTAAGGCGATGACACTATGAGTAGAAAGACATGGATCAAGATTAGAAGGGGACTTCTATCGCCTGAGCATCGTAACAAAATGGGGGTAAAGATTTGGCTCTACCTGTATATTATCGACCGAGCCGATTGGGAAACCGGAATAGTTTACGGGTGGAAGGACAAAGACGAAGCAGACGACTTTGGAATGTCCTGGCGAACGCTCCAACAACAAAGACAAGAACTTGAAACGGACGGCTATATAGCCTGTACCCAGCGCAGCCATTCTCAGGATATTGTCATTCATAACTGGATAAATCCCCGTGAGTACAGCGGGGAAATCTATAATCAGAATGATAAGGATACTGAAAATAGCGTACCCACAAATGATGAAAACATCAATAAAAATGATGAGGGTACTATACAGGGTACTACCGAGGGTACTATCAAGGGTCTCAGTAAACATAGTACCCCTACATCTAATTCACATATCACATATCAGGAATCATTAAGAGACAACTCCCGACCGCGCGATCCACTTCTTGAAAATCAGGCCGTGAAAACCTACCGGGAAGTCGCAAGGGTAACGGCCAACGCTACCCAGCGCGAAGATATTGCCGAGAAGATTACGGATTTCCTTTTATGGGAAGAAACGCTAAGACACTGGTTAGGGCACGGGTGGAGCAAGTACAACGTTACCGGGATGATTGACTCTTACAAGAACGGCGGGGGGAGAACGTGTAATTTGTGTCGTAAGAATGGTAACGGCAGTAAGCCCGCCGCGCGCCCCAGGCCCGCCCAACCCGCAACCGACTATGAGGCTATGCGTTCGATGCTGTTCGACGGAAAGGAAGCCCAATGATCCACCAATACCCGCCCGAATTTATTGGCGATGCCCGCAACCTGGGCGCCGGTAAAGTCATCCTCGAAGAATACGAGCCGATAGCGACCGCCGAATGCCCCAACTGTGGGGGATGGGAGAGCTTCTACGCCTGGTACGTGTCCAGCGGCCCGCACCGCTACATGCCGACCGGACAAGGCTCGGTCAAGATGATCGAAGGCGAATGGTACACCGGGGAGCTGAAAAGCGCGCCCTGCCCGGTATGCGCCGGCACAAAAAAGCAAACGTGGCTCGAACGGGCGTGTGGCCTGGAAGGGATTGACTTAGGGGTAAGGATTAGCGACTTCCAGGCAATGAAGGGCAAAGAGCAGGCGCGCGAGATCGCCTGTAACCTTTTGGAGCAAGTACCCAACCCCGCCGGGTTTATCACCTTTTGGGGCGAGTTCGGCACGGGCAAGACGACCTTGCTAAAGGCGCTTACCAACGGTTTCCGCGTCGCCGGGGTGCTGGCCGTCTACGTGCGCATGAGCGACTTATTAGCCAACGTGCGCGAGATGTTTGGCGACAACTCGAAGAACGCCGCCGAAAACCTGCTGCAAGAATACCGGGGCGTGCGCGCCCTGCTGATTGACGAAGTAGACCGGGTGAATATGACTTCCTGGGCAACCGAAACCATGTTCCGTCTTTTGGATGGCAGGTACGAAGCCAGGAGCCGCACCTTGACCGTTATGGCAACCAATAAGGACGTTGAGATCATGCGCGCGGAGGATGGCCTTGCCTACCTTGCCAGCCGCATGAAATCGGGCGTGGTCGTGGAAGTGGGCGGCGTCGATGTGCGCCCGGCGATTGGACTTCAGGCGACAAAAGAGATCGTGCATAAATGACCACCCTCGGCGACTTCACCCTAAACCAAATCTACACCGGCGATGCGCGCGAGCTTGGCCAGGGCATCCCGGACCGGTCCGTGGACCTGATCTTTACTGACCCGCCTTACCTGCGTGAGTTCCTGCCGCTTTATGAATGGCTCGTGTCTTTCGCTGAACGCATTTTACGCCCTGGTGGATTTGTCCTTGCTTATTGTGGCAACGTCTGGAAAGGCGAAATCTACCGCTATTTCTTAGCCAGTGGTTTGTCCTATCATTGGGATTACACCGTGTTACATGCGGGAATGGGAAGCGTCGTGTGGGCCCGCAGGACGGTCGCCAGGGGTAAGTCAATCGTTGCGTTCTCGAAGGGGAAGAGCCTACCCAGGACAAATGTACTCGGAGTTTATACGGGCGCCGGCCAAGATAAGCGCCGGCATCTGTGGGGGCAGGATGCTCGTGAGGCCCGTTACTTTATTGATTGCTTTACGCTCCCCGGAAGTGTAGTGGTTGATCCTTTTATTGGTGGTGGAACGACGGCAGACGCTTGTAACGTATTAGGGCGTAATTTTGTCGGCTTCGAGCTCGACCCGGTTACCGCAGAGCGGGCCCGTGAGCGTGTATCGAATAGCCAGCCGCCATTGTTCGCCGTAGAACTTGAACAGTCCGAGTTATTTGGGAGTGCCTTGTGACCACCCCCGCCGTCCACCCGCGCCCGCGCATCGCCCCGCCGCCGCGCCTCATCACGCACCCTGCGCCCGTCATGGTCAAGCCGGAGCAGCGCTCGGGCTACTGCAAAGTGAGCGAGCTGGATTACTGCCTGGAACCCGTCGTGATAGCGCCCGCCCTGCAATGGTGCGACGAGCATCACCGGCTGGTTAGGGAATGGCTCGACCAGGACGGCGACACGTGGGACGAAACCAAGTGGCTCGACGTTATGGCGCACCGCGCGCAGTGCCCGGCGTGCCAGGCGGCGGCCGAGAAGATGAAAGTACGGAGAACAGACAAATGAATGCACTAACAACTGACCAAATCGTAGAAACGCTTGACGACCTGGAAGAAGGCGCAATGGACTTGATGCGCGCCATAGAACGCGGCGAGAGCAAGGTCGCTGCCGCAAAGAGCATCCGAAAAACGAGACGGGCATTGCTGGAAGATCGCGAAACCCTGCTCGCGGAAATCGAGCGGGAAAAGGCCACAATCTCCGGTTATCGAGAGCTGATCTTTCAAGTTGCGGCGGCCCTGAATTGCCTTCCGTCGGTTTATCCCGATGGAAACACGCACTTAGTTGATGCGGCTAATCGGATGCGCGCTATTCTGGCGGAAGTCGTCACCGAAGTGTCCGAATACCGCGACCTGCCGCTATCGGCGGTCTTGCGAGAAAAGTTGCTCGCCCTGAAACTCGACTAACACCGGAGCCAACATGCAACGCAAAACAACATGCCAACATTGCGGAAAGATAATCATAAGCAAGATCGGGCCAATCCCGAAACTGTGCGCCGTGTGCAGGATGAACGACGAACGCGACCGCGGCCGCCAGCGCAGGAAGGAGAAATATACCAAGTGCGACAAAGAGCCGAAAGTCTGCGAGGATTGCGGCACCGTCCATTATCGGGTCAACTCCACCCGCTGCCAGGATTGCGCCCACCAGCGCAAGCGCGACCAGCAGCTCCAAATCAAGGCGGCTAAGGCCGTGCTACGCGCGGGCGGGATACCTGAAATAAAGAATAATAACGCCTGCGCCAACTGCGCCTTCCTGAAGGAGTGCCGTAACATTGTCGATAATTCAATCATGAAAGACGGCGAGCTGGTGCAGCCTTATTGTTTCGTGGAGAGCATTTATCATCACAGGTATTTAGCGAAATACGGGCGCGCACCAGCGGGCAAGGCACGCGCCGCGATGGCGGTGAGCGCATGAACGATTATATAAATACCCTGATTTGGGCAAGCCACATCGTATCTTTCCCGATAGCCGCCGCGCTGTGCCTCATCAAGCGGGATTGGGATTATTTCTTCTTCTTTTATTCCTGCTCCAATGTTCTTATTTTGGGGAATGTCATTCTTTTCGTTTTGGCGTTGAGAGAACTGGAAGAGGACGAAGAACAGGAAGGGCAAGAATGAGCAACTTGGAAGCCACCCTACTATTCCAGATGCGCGCCGCCGGCCTGCCTGAGCCGCAAACGGAGTTCAGGTTCCATCCAACCCGCAAATGGCGCTTTGATTTTTGTTTTCCGGTCGAGCGCATCGGGATCGAGTGCGAAGGCGGCGTATGGTCGAAAGGCCGCCACACGCGCGGGGCAGGCTACACCGGGGATTGCGTCAAATACAACCACGCCGCGCTTGCGGGCTGGCTGGTGCTGCGCTTTACGTCCGATATGGTAGAGAGCGGCGAAGCCCTGGCGACCGTGGAGCAGGCGATCAAGCGGGCGAAGGAAGGCGAGATATGAAAGATTTGATAGATATGATAATGAGAGGCTTTCCGGTTTTTATTCTTTTATTATTCATCGGCCTGATTCTGTCTCTTTGCATGATAGCCTACGTGATAAAAGTCGGGGCAGTCGTATGACCCACATTGTCAGTTTTAGCACCGGCCTTTCATCGGCCATCACCGCCGAACGGGTGCAACAGCGTTTCGGGCAGGTTGATATTATCTTCATGGATACCACCATCGAAGACGATGACAATTACCGCTTCCTGAACGATTGCCGCCGCCGCTGGCTGGACTTATACGGCAACGACATCACCGTATTGCAGGAAGGGCGCGACCCGTATCAGGTGGCGAAAGATGAGCAGATAATCCCCAATAGCCACATTGCGCCGTGTACTTTCAAGCTGAAGATTGAACTGTTCCGCCGCTGGCTGGCGGGGCAGGCGGGGACAATCTACATCGGCTACGACTTCACCGAGATGCACCGCTGCGCGCCCACCCAGGCGAATTATGAGAGCTTAGGCTTCCAGGTGGATTTCCCGCTTTTGTGGAAGCCTTACGAGTTCCGCCCTTACCCGCAAGCCGTGCGCGAGGACTGGAACATCGAGCCGCCGCGCATGTACGCCCTGGGCTACACCCACGCCAACTGCGGCGGGGTATGCGTCAAGCAGGGACAAGGCGACTGGCTGCGCACGCTTATCAACTTCCCCGACCGCTACGCCCAGGCCGAAGCCTGGGAAACCGAAATGCGGCAAGCACCCGCGCGGGCCGATTATGCCATCCTGAAGCAGCAGACAGGCGGCGAAATCCGGGCGCTGACTTTGCGGGAATTGCGCGAGCGCCATCAAGGGAAAACCATCAACCAGGACACGCTGTACCGCCTGGACTACCACTCTAGCTGTGTGGTGTGCGGGGTAGGCGCATGACCCCCGCCCAGCGCGCCGCCATCAACCAGGCCGTTGCGGCCTTGCGCGCGGCGGGCATCCGGTCTGAAGTCACCGCCATTTACGGCGGGAGCATCGAGCTGATTATCACATTGCCGAACATCAAAAGGGAAGATTATGAGCGAGATCACAGCAGCCTACAACGTGCAGACAACCCCCACCAGACGGGATGACCGCCGCTTTTGGCATTGCCCGAAGTGCAAGCGCCATCTTGGGCGGGTGATGGTTCACGGCGATTACTACGCCCTGATGCGCCACGGGGCAATGATTATCGGGGAAGCCTGGGTAAGATGTAACGATTGCGGCACATCGCGCCATTGGGTCGAGCAACTCGCCAAGACGCCGGCATTTATCCGCCGCATGGGGGAGCGCAGCGCGGCGGAGGCGGCGCTGTTTGCGGAGGCGGAGCGGGAGATTAGGGAGAAAGTACAGGAGGAGAGATGAACCAACAACAGCTTGACGAAATTAGAGAACGCGCGGAGTTTTGGCCGCCATCCATTATGGATCAATCCTTACACCTTGAAGTTGTGCGAGCCGATACGCTTGCCCTGCTCGCGGAAATCGAGCGGCTGCGGACGGTGCTAGAGAGAATCGGACGCGCCCACTGGAAGGCATATAAACCAGAGGCGGCACAAGAAGAAATTAGAAAGGTTGTTGACGCTGCCTTGAAACTCGACTAACCAGGAGGAGAGATGAGCATAACTGTTACGGAAACAATAATGACCCATAAATACCTAATGAATAAAACCAAGCACGAACTCGCCAGCATGGTATTAGAGTATTGTGATGACTTGGCAGATGAACAGATAAAAACTAAAAAGTTGCAGAAAGAAATTGAGAAATTACAAGAACGCATGACCAAGATGGAAATACTACTTCAGGTGCATGACCCGGAGTGGGAAACCGCCCGTATCTTCTCGGATAAGCCAATGATGACCGACGAAGAAGCGGAGGAGATTTTTAGAGGATACAGGAAGGAGGAGAAATGAACCGGGAAGAAATCCTAAACATGCCCGCCGGACGCGAGATGGACGTATTGATAGCCGACTTTGTGACGCATAAAGCCAAACCAAAGGACGCTGAGCTTATCGGCGGCGAATGGACAACGAATTTTGACGGTGATGATTGGGAATTTTGGCCGCCCTATTACAGCACCGACGTTGCAGCCGCCTGGGAAGTGCTAGACCTGATTAGCGGGCGCTTTTTCATGATCCAAATTTTACGCTGGGATTTCCAGGGAGGTATAACGATTGTCCTTCAGCCGCGCAAGGGGCATGATGAAATCAATCCCCATATTACGGTTTGGGCTGAAACTCTCCCGCTTTCCGTGTGCCGCGCGGTTCTTATCGCCACTCTCGAAGCGCAATAATATGGTAAAATAGATAGAACGTATAATCTAGTGTGATCGTGTACGGCTAACACCGGAATGAGCGCCGGCGGTATTGTTTACCGCCGGCGTTTTTTGCTTAATAACTAAATGGCGCACCTGAAACAAATCGTTGTGAGGTGTGGGATTGGGGCGGGAACAGAAAATAAGGAGCAGACAATGACAGATAATCCGTTCAAAGCGCTATTGATGTCTCGCAAATTCTGGCTGGCGATGCTGGATATTGTGGTATCGCTGACCACCTATTTTGTGACGAAATACTCCAACCCGCAAGCGGCGGAAGATGTGCTGAAGGTCATCGCCGCATTGCAGCCGCTATTCGTGACCATCATCGGGGCGATTGCCTACGAAGACGGCAAGGTGAAGGGCGCGACTACACACAACCATTACCATTACGCTGGCGATGGGGATGGCGGGTATGTTGACGAAGACAACCTGCCTTTGGGCGGGGTAGAAATCCCGTCGCCTGACCCGCAGCCGCAAGGATAGCCGCATGGACTGGACGCCAATCATCGTTGCTATCATCTCAGGCGTATTATCCGGCGGCATTATTGGCGCGGCAGTCGCCGCCTACAAAGCGCCGCACGATACCCGCAAGACCGACGCCGACGCCAGCAAGACACTATCCGAGGCGTGGGCGCAGCTTATCCAGCCGCTCAACGACCGCGTCACCGACCAGAATAAGCTCATCGAGAAATTAGAAACCAAGATTGACGAGCTAGAGAAGGCGGTCGATAACCGGGAAGAAACCATCCGGGCGCAGGCAACGAAGATGACCGCCCAGGAAGCCGAAATCAACGAGCTGCGTTGCCTGGTGGAAGCCAAAGACGCACAGATTGCGGCCTTGAACACCCGGCTCAATAAAGTCGAAAAGCAGCAGGACAAGCGCATTCGAGCAGAGAGCGAATGAACCCATACACCGCGGAAACCACCGGCAAAGTCACAACCGTTCGTTTCCAAAGTGTCGCCGCTGGCTGGGAGCAGTGGGTCATGCTGCGCTCGGACGCCCATCACGACAGCCGGCTTTGTGACCGGGATCTCGAACAAGCACATTTACAAACCGCCGCCGCACGAAACGCCCTGATCTTGGACGGGGGCGACTTATTTGATGCGATGCAGAGCCGCCACGACCGGCGCTCCAGCTACGACGAAATCCGCCCGGAGAATGCGACGCCTGATTATTTCGGGTCCATCGTCCAACACGCCGCCGAAGATTACGCGCCTTATGCGCCCAATTGGTTACTGCTCGCCCAGGGCAATCACGAGTCGGGCGCCTTGAATCACACGAACCTTAACTTGACCACAATGCTCATCGACAAGATGAGAGACGCCGGCGGCAAACCCCAGGCCGGGCAGTACGCCGGGTGGGTGGTGCTGAGATTTCAGATCCAAGAGACGGTTATCCAGACAGTCAAAGTCAGGTACTTCCACGGATCGGGCGGGGCGGCTCCGGTGACACTCGGAGCAATCGACACCAACCGCCAGGCGGTCTACCTGCCGGATGCGGATATTGTCTGGAACGGCCACACGCACACAAGTTATTTATTCTATCGCGCCCGCGAGCGCTGCTCACAGACCGGGCGGGTCAGTCAGGACTTAGTGACTTACATCAGGACGCCGGGCTACAAGGGACAGGGGTTATGGGAGATCAGCAAAGGATTTAGCCCGCAGCCCCACGGGTGCGCCTGGCTGAGATTTTATTTGGACGCACATAGTTCAATGGTCAAGTATGACGTAATGATGGAGCTTAAATGACCGTAACAGGCATCGACATTTCAGAATTTCAGGGCAATTGGACGCCCACCAAAAGCATCGCCCAGGGCGCGCAGTTCGTGTTTATTCGCGGCGGGCAGGGCAACAAGTACCAGGATGCGAAGTACGCCGAAAACGTGCGCAAGGCGAAAGCCGCCGGGATGCCGTATGGCGTGTATCACGTTGCGCAGCCGGGCGGGGATTGGGCGAAACAAGCCGCCTTCGCCCTGGCGCTCGGCTGCGATGCGCCTTTAGGGATATGGCTCGATATTGAGCTTGACGGCAGCCTGAGCAACGACCAGCTAGGCAACTGGTTATCCAAATATACCGCCGCCGTTGACGCTGAGAGCGTGGCAGGCATCTACACCCGGGCGAGCTGGTGGGATGCGAAAGTGCCGCGCAATGATTGGGCGAAGAAACACGATTTATGGATTGCCAACTACACTACCGCCTCGGCGCCGCTGATGCCGAAAGATTGGAGCGCCATCAACAACCCGAAGACCTGGCTATTTTGGCAGTGGTACGCAGATGGTAACGGTCTGGGCAGTGCCTACGGCGTGGAGTCTCATTCGATAGACCTTAACCGTTTCAACGGGGATTTGGCGACCTTTATAGACGTGTTCGACCTTTCGATTATTCCGGTAGTGCCGCCCGTAGTACCACCGCCCACGCCGCCGCCCGCCACCCTGCCCGAGACGGTCAAGGTCAACGTGGATCTGCTCAACGTGCGCGACCGCATTTGGGGCAACGTGGTCGTCAAGCTGCCGAAAGGCTTTGCGATCCACCCGGAGGCGATGGGCAAGGATAGCGCCGGAAAGCCATGGTATCGCAGCGGGCCGTGTTGGTTCGCGGGATGGCTGGTGGAATGATACTTAGAACACTTGTGCGATGGGGTAGGGCAGGGGGCTGGCGCGGCTGGTATTGCACCGCCTGCTGCAAGTTCAACCCGGCCTGGCGGGATTGCTGCGTGCATTGCGGGAGGCCGCGGGGATAGTGTAAATAAGGGGCGATGTTGTTTACACTTTATGACGGCAAAGTTATAGTTTTTGATTACTTTAGGGAATAAATTGTTGGTTCGCATAATAATAGTTATCGGAAGCATAAAATGATGAGCCTATGAAGCTCTCCCCTATCCGCTGGATTATGCGAAGGTTTGCCAAACGTGACACACGACGCGCAAAGCGCAAGCAAGGCAAGCGTGGTAGATGAGCTCTCCGGCCCTACCCTGGAAATCCGCTACACGGAAATCCTGTACGGGCGCGGCGCTGATTTGTGGGAGATATTGTTGCTGGCGAAACCGGATTGTGAGACGAGAATACGCATAGACTGGAACGGCATCAACGCGCGGGCGTGGGATATGTCGTTCGTACCGTGGGATAGATTGAATGGGATTGTCGAATAAGAAGCGCGTGTTTATTGAAGAATACCTGACTTGCTGGAACGCAACCGAGGCAGCCAGGCGCGCGGGTTATACCTATCCCAACAAGCAAGGGCCGCGTTTGTTGGTAGATGTTGGTATTAAGGCTGAAATCGAGCAGCGCATCAGCGAAAAGGCCATGAGCGCCGATGAAGTCTTGACCCGCCTGGCAGAACACGCCCGCGGGGATATGGGCGACTTCCTTGATATTTCGTCAATGGGCTTTCAGGTGGATTTATCGCTTGCCAAAGAAAAGGGGCTGACTCATCTTATCAAGAAAGTCAAGCAGCGCACGACTACCACCCTCCCGAAAGAAGGTGTGGAAACCGAGACAAGCGACATTGAGATTGAACTGTACGACGCACAAGCGGCGCTGGTGCATATTGGGCGCAACCATAAATTATTCACCGATAAGACCGACATTACCAGCGATGGGCAACCCGTGACATTCAAAGTAGTTTACACGGACAAGGATACAAGTGAGTGAATATGCTATCCGCTTGCCTCGCCCCCATTCCAAGCAGGCTAGTTTCATTTCCAGCCCTGCCAAGCGTAAGATTATTCGGGCCGGCAGGCGCGGCGGTAAGACGGTCGGTATGTCCATCTTCGCCGTGCAAGAATTCCTGGCAGGTAAGCGCGTCCTTTACGCTGCGCCCACATCGGAGCAGATTGACCGCTTTTGGACGACGGTAACGCGGGCATTAGACGCCCCCATCCGGGCGAAGGTACTTTACAAAAACGAGACGGAACACGTAATCGAAGTGCCGGGGACCGAGAACCGCATCCGGGCAAAAACCGCCTGGAATGCCGACACCCTGCGCGGCGATTATGCCGACGTGCTGATCCTTGACGAATGGCAGCTCATGAATGAAGACGCCTGGGGCGTGGTCGGTGCGCCGATGATGCTCGACCACAACGGGGATGCAATCTTCATCTATACCCCGCCGAGCCTGCACAGCCGCAGCGTCACCAAGGCCAACGACCCGCAGCACGCCGCCAAGATGTTCAAGCGGGCATTACAGGACACTTCCGGGCGCTGGGCAACGTTCAACTTTACCAGCCACGATAACCCGCACCTGTCCAGGGAAGCGTTAGGCGATATTACGGCAGACATGACCGCCCTGGCCTACCGTATGGAAATCTTAGCGGAGGACGTTGACGAAGCACCTGGGGCGCTGTGGAAGCGGGAGAACATTGAGAAATCACGGGCCGTCAAGGCGCCCGACTTCGACCGGGTAGTAATCGGGGTAGACCCTACCGCATCGAGCGAAGGCGACGAAGCCGGGATTATCACGGCAGGCAGGGCGGGCGATGAGTTCTACACCATCGCAGACGACAGCACGCAGGGCAGCCCGCAGAAGTGGGCGACGGCGGCGGTAACGGCTTATTTCAGGGCAAGAGCCGATTGGATTGTAGCCGAGAAGAACAACGGCGGAGAGATGGTAGAAGCGGTTATCAAGCAGGTAGACCCGAACGTGAACGTTAGATTGGTTTGGGCATCGCGCGGCAAGGCAACCAGGGCAGAGCCGGTCAGCGCCATCGGCGAACAGGGGCGCGATCACCATCTAGGCAGCTTCCCCGCCCTGGAAGATGAATTGTGTTTGTGGATACCGGGCGACCCATCCCCGAACCGCATGGATGCGAAAGTATGGGCTTATACAGATTTGATGCAAGGCGGCAGCGCCGAAGCAATTGACGATCCTTTTGCAGCGTGGTAGGTGACATATGGCTTTTGATAAATTCTTCAACGAAATTGCAGACCGGGTAGCGTCGCGCGTAATCGACGGCATGAGCGACAAGTCTATATCCGTCGCCCGCGCCTACCGCCAGGGCGCGCAGCGCAAGACCTTGAACGTCAAGCAGGGGCAATTTGACGATAACCTGGCGCTCAACTATACCGGCCTGGTTGCGTCGCGCATCGTCTCGCAGATGTTCGGACAGGGGATAGAACTCGACTTCGAAGGCGACAGCGAAACGCCCCAGGAAGTCTACATTGACGCGGTGCTCGATGCCAACCACGAAGAAATCCTATTTCACCGCGCCAGCCTATCCGCCACGGAAGCGGGCACGGGCTATCTTATGATCTACCCTACTGGCGCAAGGGGCGAAGATGGAGTTGATTATCCACGCATACAATTGATTGACCCCCAATTCGTAACGATGGATAGCTTACCCGAAGATTACGAGATGGTGATACGCTACACCATTCAGTACAAATTCGTACAGGATGGCAAGGAAAAGGCAAGGAAGCGGGTTATACAGCATGTGGCGCCCGATGTGGCTTACGATGGCACGCAAAGCGGCGGCGATACGTGGGAAATCCTTGACTACATCAGCGACAACGCTTATGGCTCGAACTGGCAGCATGTCGGTACAACCGTTTGGCCTTTCGACTTCCCGCCCATTATCCATTGGCAGAACCTGCCCAGCGTGGCGAGTTGTTACGGCGAGCCTGACATCAGCACGCCGATTATCGCCATGCAGGACCGCATCAACTTTGTTTCGAGCAATATCTCCAAGCTGATTCGCTACTACGCTCACCCGATGCGCATTGCGAAAAACGTGGGCACGATCGAGCGCGTGGATATGGGGCCTGACCAGATGGTCAAGATTTCCGGGGCAGACGCCGACATCAGCCAGCTTGACCCATTGGGCGACCTGATTGCATCCCTGGAATACTTCAAGATTTTACGCCAGACGTTTTTCGACACGGCCCGCGTGGTGGACATCGACAGCCTGGAAGATAAGCTAGGCACACTGACGAATTTCGCCCTACGGGTCATCTATCAAGACAATTTAGCGATGATCGGCACCAAGCGCGAGTTGTTCGGCGATATGCTAGAAGAACTCATCCGCCGCCTGCTGATCCTGGCCAACATGCAGCCTGTACCGTGCGAAGTCGTGTGGCCTGACTTCCTGCCCATGAACGGCACCGAACAGGTAGCGACCATCAAGACCGAGCTAGAACTAGGGGTAATCTCCAAGCAATCGGCGGCGAGCGAATTGGGTATTGATTGGGAGCAGGAGCAAGAGCGCATCAACCAGGAAGCGCAGGACGCCAACGCCAACAGCGACAACATCGGGGCGGCGATACTTAGGGCGTTCAATAATGGCGGGACGCAGCAGCAACAACCGCAAATGATGAACCAGAACGGGAACAATGCCTAACCCTTCACCGGTTATTGAAGCAGCAAATAAGTACAGGGCGCAATTAGCGGCCCGAGACGCGCAGGCGTTAGGAAGATTGATTGACGCTTATAGAAGGGCTTATTCCCGCCTGTCGTCTGCCGTGGATGCGCTCGTGCTTCAGATTGGCGACAGCGAGCCGACGCGCGGGCAGGTGATCAGGATGGCGCGCTATAAGTCGCTGATGGGGCAAACCCTGGAAGAATTGCGAGTATTTCAGGGGGATACCCGCAACGAAATGGAACGGGCCGCGGAGTTGGGGATCACCCTGGGCGAGCAGCACGCCCGCGAATTGGCATCTATCACCGTCGCAGGCGACACGCGGTTGGCGGCAGGCTTCAACCGCTTACCAAAGGAAACCATTCAGCAATTGTTAGGTTTCCTTGACCCATCCGGGCCGCTATACGCCCGCCTGGGCGAGCTTGCCCCGCACACGGCGAGCCTGGTGAGTGATGCGATTGTGTCGGGCGTGGCGATGGGCAAAAATCCAACTGTGATAGCGAACATCGTGCGGGATGCGTTTGGGAACGGGCTGACGGATGCTTTACGTTTCACGCGGACAGTTCAACTCTATTCCTACCGTGAGTCCAGTCGTGCGTCATACGTTGCCAATTCTGACATCGTGACGGGCTGGTATTGGGGCGCGGAGTTAGGGCCGGACACCTGCATGAGTTGTATCGCCATGCACGGGACATTTCATACCTTAGATGAAACGCTCAACGACCACCACAACGGGCGCTGTGCGATGATACCCGCCGTCAAGGGTTTCGATAGCCCATTGACCGAAGGCGGGCAGGAATGGTTCGACAAGCAGCCGGAAGCCACCCAACGCGCCATGATGGGGCCGGGCAAGCTGGAAGCCTACCAGGGCGGCAAGTTTGAGTTTAGCGCACTCACGGCCACCAGCAACAATGATGTTTACGGCGAAATGAGAACGGAAGCCGCGCTAAAGGATTTAGTGAGTGATTGACACCCCCTCCCCACCCATGAGCGAGCGCGAGTTCTGGTTGATCGTGCGCCAGGCGCTCTTGCTGTTCGTAGATGCTATCGAGCGCCGTTATGGATTAGCTAGAACATCAGAGCTACGCAAGCGCGAAAAGTGCGGTATAATTGAGTCGTAAGTAATTGAATATTTAGGTAGTCCTAAATTGGAACGCCGCTTTTTTGTGGTAGTCGGTCGCAAGCCGAACGCCGCAGGAAAGCGGCGTTTTTCGTTTCAGCAATCACAGGAGCAGGCGAGATGCCAGAACCAGAAGTAACACCGGGCGAGACGCCCACAAACCCCACCCAGCCCACGGAACCGCAGACCGAGACGGTCACGCTGTCCAAGGCTGAACTCGACAAGATGCAGGCCGCGCTCAAGGAAGCCAACAAGGAAGCCGCCACGCGCCGCAAACGTCTTGAAGAACTCGAAACGGCAGAAGCGAAACGCAAGGAAGCCGAACTCTCCGAGGTGGAGAAGTTGCAAAACGCATTGAAGGAAGCCACCCAAAAGGCCGCGAAGTTAGAGCGTGACACTCTAGCCCGCACCATTGCCGAAAAGGTTGGTCTGCCGTCTGCGCTTGCCACCCGCTTGCAGGGCGACACGCCCGAAGATATGGAAGCGGACGCGAAATCTTTGTTGGAAGCCATGCCCAAACCCCAACCAACCGAACCCGCCAAGCCGAAAAGCCCAGGCATCACCAATCCAGGGGCGAACGGGTCAACGCAAGAAACCCTGGCGCAGAAACGGGCGCGCTTACTTGACCATAACGTTGATCCATTCGGCGGCGGCGGGGTGATTTTCACGATAAAGGAATAACCCAATGGCTAACGAGTCAACTTACGCCAGCATTTCCGGCCTTGTAGCCGACATTTACGAGGGCGCATTGCTGAAAATTCGAGAAATGGCGGTTATGCCGCCTCTCGTGCATGTGTTTGACGATCAATCCGGCATGGCCGTCCGCAAGGACGCAGCTTATACCGGCGGGACGGTGCAGGACCTCGCCGAAACCGATGACATGAGCGCGCAGACCTTCACGCCGGCAGATGCGCAATCTCTAACCCCTGCCCTGAGGGGGGCGCAGTATTTTATTACTGACCTCCGTATTGCTTCAGACCCGTTCGGAGTGCAGCGCGACGCATCCAACGACCTGGGCGATATGATGGCCGAAAAGATTGACACCCTGCTCGCCGTCGATATGGCAAGCATGACCGGCGGCACCGTCGGATCGGCAGGCGGGACAATCTCCTGGCAGAACATTTTCGCGGCCTCCGCTACCCTGCGCGGCCTGAAGTTGCCCGGCCCTTACACCTGTGTAATGCGCCCGGAACACTGGTACTACCTGACGACCGTTACCAGTCCCCCGGAAATCACCAAATCCCCCAACCTGCTCAACGCTTTCGCGGCTGACTGGTACGTTGGCTCTGCGTTCGGTATTGACTTTTGGATTGATGCCAATATCACCGCCGGAACTGCTGCGGTAGGCGGGATGTTCAAGCGCGACGCGCTCGGCTTTGATAGCCGACGCGCGATGCGCATTGAAGTACAGCGCGACGCCTCGCGCGGCGGCGGCGGTTACGAACTGAATATGACCGCTGTCTTTGCGCACGGCATTTGGCGGCCTACCCAAGGCATTAAGTTGGTCGGCACTTCGACCATCGCCTAATCAATCAACCCTGTGAGTTTGGGAGCCGGGCCGCCCTCCTCGGTTCGGCTCCCACTCAAAAACAGCCCGTAGGAGGCGGGCGCAATCATGAAAATACACTGGCACAGCAACGCACCCTGGTCGAATACCGGTTACGGCAACCAGACCAAGTTATTCACGCCGCGCATCAAAGACCTGGGGCACGAAGTATCCATCACCGCCTTTTACGGCCTTCAGGGCGGGCGCATTATCGGCTCGCACGACATCCCGATTTACGGCAACGCCGGCCACCCTTACGGGCAAGACGTGATGGTGCCCAACGCCGTGGCAGAAGGGGCGCAAATTATCATCACCCTGCTCGATAGTTGGGTAGTCGAGCCGCAACGCTTCAACGGCGCGCCCGTCGCATGGGTGCCCTGGTTTCCCGTGGACAGCGAGCCTTGCAAGCCCGCCGACATTGCCGGGGTAAAGCAGGCGCACGCCCGGATTGTGTTCAGCCACTTTGCCGAGAGCGAGATGCAGAAAGCGGGCTTAGATTGCTACTACGTGCCGCATGGGGTAGACAGCCAGGCGTTTCACCCGCAGGATATGAAGCGCAGCCGCAACATGCTCACCTGGCCGCAAGACCGCTTTATTGTCGGCATGGTGGCAGCGAATAAAGGTTTCCCCTGCCGCAAGGCGTTTTTCGAGCAGCTCACGGCCTTCGCCGCTTTCCACAAGTCGCACCCCGACGCATTGCTGTACTTGCACACGGACGACGGGGCGCATGAGAGCCGCTTAGGCGTGAACCTGCCTGAGTTCTTGGAAGTCCTGGGGCTGAAATACGACTACATGCGCCAGCAGCCGATTAGCCCATCGACGGCGGTTATCTTCTGCGATCAGTACACCTATGCCAGCACGGGCTACAACGATGAGTACATGAACGCCGCCTACAACGGCATGGACGTTCATATGTTAGTGAGCATGGGCGAAGGTTTCGGGATACCGATCCTTGAAGCGCAGGCGGCAGGCTGCCCCGTCCTGGTGGGCGATTGGACGGCGATGAGCGAATTGTGCTTTGGCGGCTGGAAGGTTGCCAAGCGCGACGCAACGCCTTCATGGATGCCGCAATACCACACTTTCCAATTTTCGCCGCACCCGGAAGCCATTGCCGAGAAGCTAGAGCAGGCTTACCGCATGCGCGGCAATTACGACTACCGCGAGCGGGCGCGAGATGGGGCTGTGAAGTATGACGCAGACAGGATTACCGAACGATACTGGAAGCCAGTGTTGGAGAAAATCGAGCAATCGCTTGCCCCTGTGGTTTTACCCGCTGGCGTTCCTGTTGGGGCTGGTATTGGGCAGGAAGTGACGGCATGACGATCAACCCGGGAGAACACGCCGCAAGTTATAAGGCCGTCATAGACATTGCCCGCTATGGTTTCGAAGTGGAATACATCAACGGCAGGGGCGAAGGCTATAAGCTCGATTTCATCCCGTTCGGTTCTTTCCTGGCAATGGTAGACGCTTATCAGGATTTCAAGAAGCACGATAAAGACGACGCGGAGAGTAAAGAATGAATACCCCGCGCGTCGTCCTGATGAGCTTATGGCGCAATGACTACAAGCGGCGCATTGGCGAGCGCACATCACGCCTGCTGGATAAGTCATACCCGAATATTCGCTTTGTGTGGGTGGTAGGCGACAGCGAAGATGAAACTGAAACTTACCTGCGCGAAGTCGCCCGCTTTCGCCCGGATCGGGAAATCACCATCATTCGCCATGATACGGGTATCGAAGGCAACGACCCATCCACCCGGGTGAAACGCATCAGCCAGACCTACAATGCTGGCTTTGATGACGTGCGCCCTGACGACGATTATTGGTGCCTGCACGAGAGCGACTTGACCTCCCCGCCCGATGTGATTGAGCGGTTCTTAGGTAGTGGACTATGCCCCGTGGCGGGGTGGGTCACGCTCGACGGCATGTTTTACGACACCTGGGCGTACAGGAAGGATGGGCGCAACTTCACCAACAGCGAGCCGCGCCCTAGCGAGCCTTTTACGGTTGATAGTTTTGGCAGTTGCGGCCTGTGGCACGCCGGGGACTTG